GTAGGACAAACGGTAGGACAAACGGTAGGACAAACGGTAGGACAAACGGTAGGACAAACGGTAGGACAAACCCCGAAGGGAGAATAAAATGGGCTTCGCAGAAATTCTTGAACTTGCTTTTAGCCTCTTAGCAGAGGTTCCAACCGCAGTGGCTGATGTGAAGAATATTATCAATCAGGCTCACACCAGCAAGCTGTCAGCTGCCTCAACTGCGTTGAAGGACGCTTCGCAGATTGCAGCTCCATTGCTGAAGGCTTCTCCCACCAACACTGCTACTGCACAGGCTGTTAAGGCGGTTGCAGGAGAAGCAATTAGCGAGATTGGAGCTGCTGCTCAGGAGCAGATTCCGGTTCAGCAGGGCTAAGCGAGTGATCCAACCGATAAAACTCGATATGTCAGGAGAGGCACAGGACCGACTTTGCCGATTCTTAGGGAAGAAGATTCGATCCCTGAAATACTCTCTGGCAGAACTTCATGAGACCCGTCTTCCAATGTGGAGGCGGGCTTATGAAGCGGTTCCTGCCGAGTCGATTCGTGAATTTCCTTGGCACGGAGCATCCAACCTAGTAGTTCCAATCATTGCCATCCACGCTGATACCCTTCTTGCTAGGGTGATGGCCGCGATCTTTAAGACCTCCCCTTTGTGGGCTTCCCGATTGATAGGTAAACATCCGAAGAAAGCGATGGATTGGAAACTCGCTTACGAAGAGTTTATGAACTATGTGGGGATGGAACCAAGCGAGCTTGATCTTTACAGAGTGTATCATGAGTGGTTGGGGGAAGGGATCAAGCTAGGAACCTCGATTATGAAGTGCCCCCACGTGGTGATGAAGGAGGATATTCCCTATGCTGCCTCTGATGGAACCCTGGGAGGTTTCTACCCGTCAATAATCTATGAAGGTCCCCGACCGGAAAAACTTCCCTTCAATGATTTTTTGATGGATCCTACCTTTAAGACAATCGAGCTGGCTGACTTTAAGTGTCACCGGATTAGATACACTAGCCGACAGGCTCTTGAAGAGCTTGCATGGAGAGGGACTTACGACAAGGCCGCTGTCCGTGAGATCATCGGACGCCCAGATGCTACCTCCCCCGACTCTGTGACAATCACTCAACTAAATGATGCCGGGATCACCCCATCCAACAATGATGGACTCTATGAAGAGTACCACATCTATGAGTGCCATTTCAAATATCGAGTTTCTCGTGGTAGGTTCGCAAAGTGTCTTGTTTGGTATAATCTACTCAACAACCGTATTCTACGGGCCTATTACAATTATTATCCCGACGAGATTTTCGTTGCAAACCGATTGTTTTATCGGGACGATTATTTCTACGGATATGGATTTTGTGAGACATTAGCTACCTTTCAAGAAGAGCTTTCCCAGATTCATAACGGTCGTGGGGATAACATGACTGTTAGCAACACAGTGGTATGGAGAGTTGGGAATGACTCCCTCTTGAACAAAGGCTACAGGCTCTTCCCAAGTGCGATGATTCCTGCTGGAAAAGACGAACTAGAGGCGATTCAGGCTGGACAACCCAGCCCAATGTCTATAGAAGCGGAGATGCTTACCCTTGATCTGGCTGAAAAACGTAGTGGGGTTAGTGCACCGATGCAGGGTATGGGTTCTGGTACTATGTCTAAAAGGGGTGTATATTCTTCGATGGGGACTTTGTCACTTCTCCAGGAGGGGAATACTAGGACTGATTTGAATGTTACTGACATTCGCTATGCTCATACCAAGTTGGGTCGTCTTCTGTCGAAACTCTATAGTGAGTTTGGTATTGGATCACGGGCACGGCAGTTTGGTGGGGATGCTGAGAATATCAAGAGTGCCTTCGATGCGATTAGGGAACAGTCTCTCTGCCTACCAATCTCAGCCTCTACCGCTTCTGTGAATAGGGAAGTTGAGAAGCAGAGTGATCTGATGCTTACTGGGGTAATGCAAAAGCATCATCAAGTGATTGCTCAAATGCTCCAGGCTGCTTCTAACCAATTTACTCCACCGGAACAGAAGAAGTATCTCTATGGGGCAATTGAGAATGCCAATACTTTGATGAAGCTGGTATTCAAGCACTTCGGTTACGATGAGACTGAGCGTTTTGTGACTGACGTGCAGGCTCCCCAACCTGGGATTGCGGGATCTCAGGAAGGGGTGTTGCCCCCTGGTCAAGGGCAACCGCAGGGTGTTTCCCAAGGAGGCCCAGCTCCACAGATTCCCCCTAGTGGCCCTAGTGGCCCAGGTGGTACTGGCCTCCCCCCTGCCTTGCAGCAACTTATTAGTGGTAGTTCCTCTCAAGTAGGAGAAGGTGGAGTGCAATGATAACAACGTCAAATCAAGGACCAGCAGGCATAGGCCCAATAGGCTCAAGTAGAAGTAATATCTACCAAACCCCAAGTAGTGATATTACTGGAAGGATGAATCAGGGAAGTTCTTTTACCAATATCGACACTCTCGTAAGGGATGGAGCGTTTTACTGTTCTTGGTTTAAGAACTCAGCCACCAAGGGATTCTTTGACTATCTCCGGTTGGAGAGGGAATCTTTGGTTGATAGGATGAGGGGTGAGGAGAGTACCAGTAATCTACTTCGTCTTCAAGGAGAACTTAGGAGACTGGATAAGATTCTCGAATTACCTTCCACAATCGAACGATTAGTTGTGCAGAAGAGGTAGTTCAAAAGAGATAGTTCAGAAGAAGTAAAGAAGAGGAGCTGATAAAATGCCATGGTTTAAGAGGGACGGAAAGACTCCGATGGATGATATTCCAGAGGAGTTGAAAGAACTTACTCCAGAACAAATTGCCCAGGCGGTGAGAGAATCTCAGACTTTGAAAGCTGAGCTTGCTGGACAGAAAACTGAGAACGAAACGATTAAGGCGAGACTGGCTCAACTTGAGGCAAACCCGAATAACAGGACACCTGAGCCTCCTCCTGATTCTAATAAGAACAGGGTTATCTCCTTCCTCGAAGATGAAGACGCAGCTTTTAATCAGCGTGCCCAGCCGATTGTGGCTGCTGTTTACACGATGGGAGCCGCGGCTGCAAGACAGTCTTTTGAGTCTGGTCTTTCAGGAATCGACAGAGCGATGTTCCAGAAGTTCGGTCCTGAGGTTGATGTTATTATGAAGACATGTGATGCCCCTACCAGGGCAACTGCCGACTCTTGGAAGCGTGCTTGGAATATGGTTAAGGGTGAGCACCTCGATGAGATTACTAAGGCTGCTCAGGACAAGACAGACTTCTTCTCCGAATCCTCCAGTGGATCGCTCCTTGGTGGTCCAGTTCGGACTATCCTTCCGGATGATCGACTCACTGATGAAGAACTGAGGGTTGCTAAGAAATACAATCTGGATCCAAGGGATTTCTTGGAACAGAGAAAGTCTATGCAGGTTTACCATGACTGATACATCGAGAGGTCCTGCCCTTACCTCATCTTCGATGCCACGACCCTTTGGAACAGCTTCTCCCTCCGGTCCTTCGGGGCTTCCTCAGGAAGTGAAGTCGATTGCCCAAGCAACTGCCTCAGCAGCTATGGGTTCTGATAGTCTTGACACAATCGTAGCTGCTCCTCTGAATGCCCCTGATTTCACAAATCTTCATCCAGTAAACCCCAACATCTCGTTTCGTTGGGTAATGCACACCCTCTTCAAACAGGATGGAAGTCAGAATTCCATCAGATTTGAAGAGGCTAAGAGCCAGGGTTATTCAATCGCCACGAAGGATGATATTAAGAATCCCCCGATGCACTATGCAGTCGATGGTGGGATTAAGTTTATCAATGGTGATATAATCCTAATGAAGATTTCTCGTAAGGCTTACGAGGGGGCTTTGCTTTGGAAGGATCAGCAGGCTGCGAAGCAGATGCTTGCGGCTTCTGGAAAGAATGCGGCGGGTGATGTTCAGAGGCAGGTGGGGAGGTCGGCAGGTGGGAAGATTCAAACTTACGTTCCAACCCAGCAAGAGCTTGAGTCGTTTGTTCAGGCTGATACAGAATCGGCACCTTTGACTTAGTTGTTTATTAGTTGTTTAGGTGCCATAACCCTCCCCCTTGGGGGAGAGAAAAAATCCGCAGAAGGCGGGAGGAGGTATTGTAATGCCCAGCACTACTGGTGTATCAGTTCCTATTTATGGCTCTCGAAGTGGGGTAGGGGCACAGCCGGAGCAACGAAGACTTGCTGAGGCTGCGACCCAAACTTTCCTTCAAGGAACTCCGGTTGAGGTTGTGGGTGGTTATCTTCAGGCATGGGATGGGACTACCCTTACCGAAGCTATTGCTGGTATCAGTTCTGAACCCGGTCGAGATAGAAGCTCTGCTGGGGTTCCTCAGCTCACTACCGCCCCAGGAGTTCAGAATGAGCCCAATGCGGTTGTGATTCAGATTCCCCCTTTCGATGATGGGAAGCTTAATATTTACACCGCAGATACTGATACCTACTTCTTTGGTGAGGCTAACACAACTGCTGCCCAAGCTAATGTAGGTAATGCCTATGGTCTTACCAAAGATACCAATGGGTATTGGTATGTCGATTTCACTAAAACAACTACGTCTGGTGCAGAAGGTTCCAATCAGGCGGTTGTGATGGTTACTGGATTGGATGATTGGGACCCCCGTGGGGTTTACTTCCAGTTCTTGACTGCTGCAATTCAGCAGATTTAGCCCCGCTGCGTAGCAGAGGGAGTCCGCCAACGGCGGGGAAGGAGAAGAAATGCAGGTACGTGGTCAATTTTCACAGCTGCAAGCTCCTGGGCTGCACGGACTCTTCGTGCAGTGGGAGAAATTACATCAGAAGGATGAGGAATGGCCTCATATTTTCAACAAGGAAACCTCTGATCGAGCTTTCGAGGATGAGGCGGAGTTTGTTGGTGTAGGGCCATTAGTGCAAAAGCCAGAAGGCGAGCCGACAACTTATCGTGATGCAGCGCAGGGAGGAACCAAAAGGTTCCAGATGTTTACTTATGCGCTGGGGGTGCGTAGCTCTTACGAACTTTACAAAGACGATATGTACGGTCTTGTAAAGAAAATCCCAGCTGCGTTGGCACGAAGTGCTCAATTTGCTCGTGAGGTTAATACTTGGGGGGTTATTAACCTTGGGTATACTTCGAGCACGAACATTTTGAATAGTTATGTGACCGTTGATGGGAACAATCTGTTTAATACGGCACATAACTTGCTTGGTGGAAGTGCAGCTACTGCGATTGCTCCTGCTGCTTCTTCCTACTACACTGCCCCAGGAACCTGGCCGAATCGGCCTGCCACTGATGTGGACTTGAGTTTTACTGCAATCCAGCTTGCTCTGAACAACTTCCGCAGGATGCCTGATGGAGTTGGTATGCCAATCAAGGTGAGACCTAGGATTCTTCTGATCCCACCTGAATTGATCTGGATTGCCAGAGAAATCTTGGGTTCCCCTCACAAGCCTTACACTGCGGATAATGAGGTCAATTCTCTTCTCAATGAGAACCTGGAGTATTTCTCTTACTCCTATAGCCCTAGCCTGTCGGCTTGGGAACTTCTTGCTGACAAGTCAGAGCATTCTCTGAAGCATATTACCAGAGAGCCTTTGGACGAGATGTTCTCCGATGACTTTGATACCATGTCCATCAAGCAGGTTTCGATGGAGCGGTATGGAGTTGGGGCTTTCCACTGGATCGGGACTTGGGGTTCTAACGGGCCGTAATCTTTGGCCTGTTACAACACAGCAGAAGAATTTATTGTTTATGGAGTAAACAATAAAATGAAGCACGAAGGAAAGATCACTGAGTACAAGATGAACACCCCTGCATACAGATTTAAGTATGTATGTGGGGGGTGTCAGTGGCAGTCTTACCAGCCCACCCTCAAAACGGCTGAGGAGATTGGTAAGCAGCATCAGTCACAGTTTACTCCTTCGGAGACTACTTCGTAGTCTACTTCTACGAAGTAAAATCGAGCGCAGCGAGATGCCAAGGGGTTATCAAAGACATAGTGCAATCTTGGGTGACCCCTGGCACCGTTGTCAGCGATGTGATTGTGAGTGTCGTGTCTCAGAATTGAACTGGCAGAATGGATTGCTCCTTTGTAAGAAGTGTTGGGACAACCCCCAGGCATGGGCTCGTGACACCCAGATTCAGGACGCACTTACTGATAGCCCAGAAGAAGCACAGGTAGCAGAGAAACTTCGAGGTTCTACGAATGAACCAGAGCCTCCAATTCCATAACGCCTTCGGCGTTTTACAAAAGAGGAAGGTACAAAATGTCATTGACTCATTTTCAAGGACTGGGAATTCTACCAACGGCTTTTACTGGGGCAACTGGGAGTTTTGCGATTCCGGTTAATGTTGGGACTGCCGTGCTTACTAAGACCACTGCGGGTACGAATTATACCCTTGCCGTTCCCAAGGCAGGAACCCAGCAGGCTGGTGGGAATGATGGTGATATTGCTATCATTTTTACTACATCCGCTGCGTATCATGTTGTTACTGCGGGGGCAGGGAAGATTAACAGGGCTACCAATGGAACACTTACCTTCGGTGGTGCCATCGGGCATGGTGTAATTATGCAAGCCTACTTAGGGGTGTGGTATGTCATCTCGAATATTGGAGTTACTGTAGGCTAGCCGAAGGCTAATAAGATATAAACTAGAAAGGACGGAGTCCTTGCTCAATATCAAAATCAAAACGATTCCCCACGATCAGCAAAGGTACAACACGGTCGGAGACTATTGGATCGATCCCCAAACTGGGAGTCTTGAGATTCGAGTCTCTGATATGGGTAACTGGAGATCCGAAGCCCTCCTGGCTGTTCACGAGTTGGTTGAGTATCTCCAGATTACCCACGAGGGAATTTCGATCGACGAGATTGATCGGTTTGATATTGATTTTGAGTCTTCCCGAAGGGAAGGGGATTTTAGTGAGCCAGGGAATGATCCTAAAGCCCCTTATTTTAAGGCTCATCAAGTGGCAACCTTTGTAGAAGCTGGTCTGGCAATGGAACTGGGGGTTGATTGGAATGAATACGACAAAAAAGTTTGTAGTCTTTAGCTGCTTTATTTTTGTTCTTGTGATTGGGTGTGTGTTAGGACAAGCACAGACAGCCTCTTACACCTTCCAGCAGAATACTGTATTCTCAACCGCAGCGGGGAATGCACCAGGCTCTGGAGTCCCTATTTACAATGAGGGGAGTGGCACTGCCTATCACTACGTCGTGGTGAATGTCACAGGAACTGTGAGTGCTTGCACTTTCACGATTGACTCTTCCCCGGATGGGACTACTTGGACTCCCGGCGGAGTCCTTTCATCTACCTCTTGCACTTCCAACGGAGTCACCTCTATTATAGGGGCAGTTGATAATTGGACTCGGGTTACCACAGCGACTTTTACTGGGACTGGGTCTGTTCAAACCTCTTATTTTGGTTATACAAGCAATCCAGCTCCCCCTGCGAATCCGGTTGGTCCAGCCGGTGGAGACCTTTCAGGCTCTTATCCTGATCCACAGGTGGCTGGTTTGGGGGGAATCCAGTTTGTAAACACGCCTTCACCATCTACGGGAGATGTAGTTTGTTTTGATGGAGTGAGTTATACTCCTTGCCCCGCAACCGCGGGTCAGCAGGTGATTCTGTATCTCACCAACGCGGCTAGTGCTGATATCTCTGGCTACGATGTGTGGGACTTCACTCCTGAAATCTCGACTCAATTTACGGTCGCCGCGTCTATTCCAGCGACTAACACCAAGACTTTGATAGAGTCATTTGCAACAGCCTCTGGCTATCCCGATGTTACCACGATTCCGGCAGGGGAGTGGCAGGCTGATTCCTGGGTGCAAGTGAGTGCTGGGGCGAATACCACGACTCTAAGCATTGATGTTTACAAACGAGCGAGCGGGGGAACAGAGACCCTTCTCTTTAGCTTCGCAGGGCAGACGATCTCTGGTAACGGAACAGGAATCCAGAGTACAACTGCCGATATTGACCAACCAGCTGTTACCTTGCTCACTACCGACAGGCTCGTGGTGAAATATAGCATGACCCACAATGCCGGATCGGCAATTACTGGCACTGTCTATGGAGGAGGTACTCTTAACTACTCCCATATTCACACACCGTTAGGGACAGCAGCGGCAGCGGTGCCAGGTGGAGCTACAAACGACGTTCAGTTTTACGGGGCTACAGGCTTCGCTGGTGATCCTGAATTCACCTGGACTCCGGGATCACCGGATGGGAGTTTGTTTGTAGGGGACATCGCTGCATTAGGTGGGGCAACTTATGCACAGAATGTCTTTCACCTAAGCAACGGAGGAGACACTCCGGCGCTGGGGGTTGAAGCAGCCTCTGATTCAGCTCATCTTACCGCTGACGTGACGGGATTATACGTCTACACTTTAGGTACGTCTACCGGACTTGCTGAAAACATCATAGAGGCATCTAGTCGATACGCAGTCGGCAACGGCAATGGTACTACAGCCAACAAACTATGGGCTTACAGTAATGCGCCGAATGGACAGAATTTATATGGAGTTCAGGCAGTAGCGGAGGCCAGTGGAACTGGTATTGACTATGGTTCTGTATATGCCATAGACGCTCAGATCGTGTATGATGGTGGTAGTCATGGATATAACAACGCAGCAATTCACGTAGAATCTGTGGCGGCCTTCCCATTTCTAGCCTACGGCATCTATATAGAAGATGGTACTAGCTACAATGGGGGTGAGTGGGATTCTAATGGGTTTCGTGTTGCTACTAAATGCACGACGAACACCTCTCCGGCTGCCTGTGGTGTTACATCATCTGGAACCGTGGAAGTGGCAGCAGGGACGTCCTCGTTAGTGATTGATACTACCTATGTTATGACTAATAGCACTTTTTCCTTCAACTACACTACCATGGAAAGGTCGGATGAGCCAGGGTGCTCGACTGCACCGACAAACTTAACATCTCTTCTGCCGCCCTATGTTAGTGCTATAACTGGAAGCACTAGTTTCACAATCACTCTCCCCGTTGCGCCGTTGGTTAATCCGGCGTGTATTCAGTTCACGATTTTTTAGACTTAGTTCGGGAGCTTTTAGCCCAGGAGATATAAGAATGCCACTTGCCCCAGGATCGACTCTTACCATCGGAATCACTCTCAAGAAGTCGGGATCGCCGGTCACCGAATTGCCCTCTGGCTATGCCCCTGTTGTTAGCAGCAGCGATCCGACCAACGCCCCTGTTTCTACGGTTTATACGCCGGCGCCGTCTATTCCAAGTGCTTTGCAGGCTGTTGTGAATGCCCCTGCGGGGTACGTTCCACCCAGTGGGGCTTCAGTGACCTTCACAGCCAAAAATTCAGATGGAACCGCAACAGACACGCTAGTAGTTCCATGGGAACCGGCACCAATTCCTGAGCCGGATGAGATCGACATGGTTGTGTTGTCGTAATCGAAGAGAGGGAGGGTAGGTATGAAACAGATAATCAGTTTAATCGCATTGCTTCTGATGAGTACCTACTCTCTAGCTCAGCATTCGATCACCCTGACCTGGACGGCATCATCGGATGCAGCTGCAAATCCCTCGATGACCTATAATGTTTGGCGATCCAGCGGAGTCTGCGGAGCCGCCTCACCGATGGTGCAGGTTGCGACCGGACTTACGGCCCTGACATATAAAGACTCCGCTGTAGCCGCAGCACAAACATGGTGTTATGGCGTCACAGCGCAGGTTGGGACAGCTATTAGTCCAATGTCTAACGAAGTAGCTGGAACAGTCCCACTGGCTGGGGCGACCGTATTAGTGGTAGTTGCACAATAGTAATGGAGGCACAAAGTGGCAAACGATCCATCAACAAATCCTTGGATTCTTGATACCGTCACCACAACCCCTGTACTTGGGCTGAACAATGTCAATGTTGAGCATTTCGAGTTTGTTGGATACACCGTAACCTCTGACACCTGTCAGGTTAAAAATGGACTTGGGAAGGTTATCTGGGATGCCCACGGTGCATCTGATCTTGAAGAGGTTAGGAGTGGAAAGGTGGGATGGACTCATGGAGGTCTTTACCTTTCTGCACTTACTCCCGGATCAACTGGGAAGGTTAAGGTTTATATCAAATAATCTCTTGAGGGATTCGACAGATGACATTCATCGAAGCAGTTGCAAGGATGGAGGGTTTTGGCCCTCCTGAAAATCGTCCGACTAGGAATAACAACCCAGGTGATATTGAGTTTCATCCTGGTGGGATTGCTGAAAGGCATGGAGCTACTAAAGGTGATCCTCGATTCGCGGTGTTTCCAACAGTCGAGCAGGGATGGGAGTGCCTAAGGTCTCTTTTTATTCATAACTATGCAGGACTGACTGTGAGGGAGGCGGTAGAAAGATTCGCCCCCATGACCGAGAATAATAGTTATGAATACCTTTACAATGTATGTGAGTGGGCAAAACTTCATTCTAATGACACTCTCTCAGAAGAGAATATTGGCTAAGATTGACTAATATCAGCTGAGTGGGGAAAGAAATAAATCATGGACTTGATCTTCCATTCCGAGCACGGTGAGACTCTTGATCTGGCCTCTTACTTGTTCCATGTGCGGAAGCACAACGTGATTATGTATATCCAGAACAAAGAGATGAGGTCGATTGGAAAGGGGATTGTACCTCACACCGAGGATTGGTTTGACTTTCTTGGGAAGAATTACATTTGGGTCTTTGATTCCTGCTCCTGCGGGCACCTCCAAGACTGGCTGCGCTCCCGTGGGGAGCTTGTTTTTGGTGGATGTGCCCAAGGAGATCATCTTGAAAACAATAGGCAGGCAGGTCAGGAGTGGTTCAAAGAACTAGGGTTTAAGCAGCCATTCTCGAAGAATTTCACCTCTATCGACTCTGCCATCCGTTTTGTCGAAACTCACTCTTCGAGGAAATACATCCTGAAGCAGAACGGTGATGCCCCTAAGTCGATCAATCACCTGGGAAAGTTCGATGGCTCAGTTGATATGATTTATCACCTCAATGAACTCCGAAAGAGTTGGAACTCACAAGAATATGGCCAGTTCAATTGCGATCTCATGGAGGTGGTGGAAGGGCTTGAAGTGGCAGCTTCCGCTTATTTTAATGGGAATGATTTCCTTCGTTCTGTAGATGGAAGAGTAGTTGGTTTCCTAAACTTCGAGGAGAAGAAGGAGGGAGATAGTGGAACCGGAGAGACCTGTGGGGAGATGGGAACGACCTTTATCGGTGTTGATGATTCTCACCTTTTATTTAAGTCTATTATCTGCCGTGATGGGATGGTGGATAAGCTGCGCGATATTGGGTTCCACGGTGTTTTTGACATCAATTGTATCGTGGATTTGGAGAATCCGAAGGGAATTGTGGCTCTTGAACCGACAATGAGATTGGGAGTGCCTGCGACCTCCTACGAGTTTATTGAAGGTTTGGGGTGTGACCCAGCGGAGATTATTGAAGCCTGCGCCCGTGGAACTACGTTTGATCCCCAAATCAAAGAGGGGGTGGGAATGGTTATGTGTGTTGTTGCCAAGCCATTCCCATGCGAGATGGATGTAGATGAGAAGGCAACTTCGATTGGTGAGAGACTCTGGATTCTTGACCCCAAGACAGGGCAGCCCTCCCCTTCGGCAAAATTCGAGGATCGTCTTGAGATGGGTCCGTGGGCTGAGAATCACTTCTCTGATGAACAGAGAGAGCATATCCACCTCTACAATTTTGAGTTTGCCGTTGATGAGGAAACTGGAGAGGGTTGTTACAAAGTAGTCTCCAAGAATGGCTACTTGCTGACCGTGACTGGCCGTCAGGGAACTTCGATCAAGCAGGTTCGTAAGTCTTTGATACAGTATATTAAGGAAAATCTGTATCTTCCAGGAATGAAATATCGCACCGATATTGGACTTCGTATTGAGGAATACGAAGACGAGTTAGTTTAGGAGAATACGAAGATGAACTTCTCTGAGATTTATGATCCCACTTTTCCACCCGACACTCAAGCTTCGAATCAGCTTGGTCTTGACATTAGGAACTTCAAGACTGATATTGCCCAGAGGATTGCCTCCCTTTCAGGGATCACCGTTGCTTCCGCGGAGGCTTTAGGGTTTGAGACTGTTTTCTATGGGGCTCCGTTCATTGATGCTGCAACAGGGAGGGTTTATACAGTTGGAGCCACCTTCACAGAGCTTACTCAGTTTTTAGGGGCTAGTCTGTTCACTGAGACTGCATCTACAAGTGCTATGCAGGCCGCCCTGGTGCTGGCAATCGAGAGTCTTGTTGCTCCTAACGCTCTTACCTTGCCTGCTCTGACGGCGCTACAGAGTCCTCAGATTAGTAACGGCCCTGGGAGTGATCTTGCTGTTCTTACAAATACAATAACTCAGGCTGCTGGTATTCTTACACCGACACAGCTTGCAAATACTGGATACGTTCAGGCTGCTCAGGCTGCTGCTGTTCCATTGGTTACCTTTGGATCAAATAGTATTCTGATAAAAATCCCACTGACTTATAATACCTCTGGAGTTGCAGTTACTTTTGTGTCGATCTGTGGAGTTGGTAATAACGGGGATACAGTGGATATTGCTTTCCCGGTTACTTATCTAGCTGCTCCTTTTGTTGCCCTTGGGAATCAGGGAGGGTCTAATAACATTGCTTCTGGACCTACCACTGGTGGCCTCACCCTTGCTACTACCACAGCTTGCTTTGTTATTGCAATAGGAACTTCAGACTAAACTTCGGGGACACAAAGTGGAACAGCGTGGGAACAAAAACGGTGAGCTTCCTGAATATCCAGTTGTGGGCCCATTTGGTGGGATTCAAAGTGAGCTTCCACCTGAAATGATTGGGCAAGTTGGCTTTGCTGATGCATTGAATGTAATGTTCAGACTTGGCAAGGCCAGAGTCCGTCCCTCCTTTGTTTCTTATGTTCCTGGGAGTGGTGGAGTTCCAGTCCTGATTACGATTGGGGAGCTTGTTGGTACTATCGAGCTACTCACCGGGACGATTGGGAATCTGTCTTCGACTCCTAACAACTCTACTGGGATTGAGGGATCTCCTTATTTAGTTACAATTGGTCAACTCCAAGGGACAATAGCTTCGCTCTATTCCATCGGCACGATGGGAGAGATTGGGAATCTTGGTGTCTCCCCTAATCCGACCTACGGTCAGACCACTGGGATTTATGAGGGATGGACTGGTATCTACTCCTTCTATGATGCTTTTGGAGATTACTGGCAAGTAGCTAACACTCCTACCCAGATGTATGTTTATACCAATCAAGTGTGGTCTCGTCTTTTTGGTCCTCAGTTTGGAACGTCTACGACGTTTGTGAGTTATGCAGCGGTTGGGCAGAAGCTCTACTTCTCTCAGGGAACTGACTCAATCTGGATGTGGGATGGAGTTCTGGCTGGACCTGTTTATGCTTATAAAAATCAAGCAAATCCCCTACTGAATGCCCCTGCTGCCCAGTACCTCTTTGAGCTTGGTAATCACCTGGTTGCTTGTAACTTAATCACTCAGGGATCAAGGGCTTACCAGAGGGTTCAATGGA